TACTGATCCTATCTCAACAGGAAGTGGATTTATCACAAATTTAGCAGCGAAGACAACTCCAACTGCTCCAGTATGGATCACTCCAATGAATATTGCTGTAGACGGCACATTGACAACTGGCTTGACTGGTTAATATTAACTGATAGTTAGTTAAAAATAAAAGTGGGGGCAATAAAATGTCCCCATTTTAATAAATTAAAGGAATAAACAAATGAATGACAAATTAAATGTATGGTTAAAAACAGACCATGAAAAATTAGAAAGCCTATTAGCAGACGAGGCAAAAATGATGCCAATGCTTGATAATATGTTAGCAACAATTAAACAAATGAAAGCGAAACAGGCATTTCGTATAGCATTATTAAATCAGTTATTAGAAACAACTGATATAAACTTAGGTGAAGAACACATATAAATACTATAAACAAATAAAAGGAAATTAACAAATGAATATTAAAGAATTAACAATCGTTCCCGAACTTATAGAAATTACACTTGATAATGAAGATTTGGTCGCAAAGTATGGTGAACCAATTACTTTTCATACCTGGTCAAATGTAAAATTACCAACATACTTTGATTTTTTTAACGCACGCCAAGAAAGTGAATATGGCAGTTTAGAAAAAATGTTAAGACAGATGGTATTAAACGATAAGGGTGAAATTGTATTAGGTGATAATGAAGATTTGCCAATTGATATCGCAGCAGCAGCAATTAACAAGTTGAGCGAAATCTTGGGAAAGTCACTCAGCAAGAAATCAACCCAGACAGTTGGAGAACAGCAAAATTAGTTTGGATTGGTAGAATAGCCGAGAAATACGGCCTTCTACCAAGCGAAGTTTTGGTAAGGGCAACAACTTTTGACATGATGGTAAGTGATGTTCTTGCGACCTATGAACAATATTTAGATGCTAAGGCAAACAATAAACCAATGGAGTCAACAGCATTTAATTATAATGAAGATGAATTAATGAGTATGATGGAGAACGCACGTGGAAACAAACATAACAAAAAGACTGGCAATGGTAAGTAAAACCCTAAATGCTAACAATATAGCACCATTGGCTTATAAAAAGTTTGTGGAAGTAACTCCTATTGCTCAACAAAATATTAAAGGTAGAAATTATGGTCAAAGTGGTTTTGCTAAAGCAAACACTCGTTTAGAAAATACAACAATAAACGCTGACTATAATTATGCTGATGTATTAAACAAAGGTAGAGGGTATCGCGATGGTCAAATGCGTGGTAGCGATCAAGCACCAGAAGGTATGGCCAAACCAACAATTGAATATATTCGTGATTATATTCAAAGAACAACTGACGTAACGGTAACACATTATGGCGACTATTGATACATATAAAATTGATATACAAACAACTGGTATAGATCAGGTACAAAATGCCACTACAGGTATATTAAATTTAAGTTCAGCAATCGCTGGTATAGGTTTTACAGAATTAATTAAACAAACCGTAGAAATGGCTTCTTCGATGCAGAACCTAGGCGATTCATTTGGAATTGCTACTGGCGAGGTGGCAGCATTTAGTCAAGCAGTTGGTGAATCGGGTGGACATAGTGATAGAGCAGGTCAAATGCTTGCTAAATTCTATCAAACTTTAGATGAAACTGCTAACGGGTCAGCAAAAGCAGAAAAAGCCTTATATAAAGTCGGCATTACTATGAATGATATTAGAAATTTAAGTAATACCGATATATTAAAAAAATTACTTGATAATTTAGCAGAAATGGAACCAGGTGCTGAACGAACAGCCGCAATAATAGGAGTACTTGGAAAAAGCGCTCGTGAAATTGATCCAACAAAATTAAATGAAATTATTAAAAATAAAGATGTTTCCGCATTAGATGATGCCATGAATGGCGCAGCCGACGCTGTAAGAGCACTACAAGAAGCATTCCAAACTTTAGAATTAGCAACATTACAATTATTTCAACCAGAAATTAAAAGTGTTAAAGAATTTAAATTAGATATTGATGATGCTAAAAAGTATGTTAATATATTAAAAGATGCATTGGTTGTTTTATTTACAGCAGAATTTATAGCAAATTTAACCAAAGCGGTAGAAGGATTTGTATTACTCAAAAATGCTATAATCGGAGCAACAACAGCCTCAGTGGCATTAGAAGCAACTAATCCTATAGGTTGGGTAGCCTTAGGAGCAGCAGGCGTAGCATTGTTAACAGACAAATTATGGGACATGGCTCATGCCCAGGATGAAGTTAATAAGAAAACAAAAGAAAGTACCGCAAATACTTTAGAAAATAGTAAAAAAGCCTATGAAACCTACACCGCGGCCATGGAAACTATATTTAAAGCAAGAGATTTAGAATTAGCACAGCCAAATTTAAGTCAAAGTCAACGCGATCAAATATTAAAAAATTATAATCAACTTCAACAGAACCAATTTACAACGATGCTTCAGCATGGCGGCATGGAGTATTTGAAAACATTGCCTCCACAGGCTGGAACAGAAGGTACCTCAGCCAGCGAAGTTAATGCTGCTAATAATCTTGCTGAAATACAATATATTAAAGATAAATCAGCCGCGCAAAAAGAATACAATACTATAGTATTGGCTTCGATGAGCCTAGATAAAAACGACGGTGATTTATTAAAGAAAAATGCTGAAGCCATTAAAAAATATCTTGATGATATTGCCGAAATTAATAAAAAGATTACTATCGAAGAAAGAAGTCAAGAACTTACAAGAACTAGTAATTTAAATAAATTAAATCAAGAAAAAACTCAAAAACAACAAGATTTACTTAACACTATATCATCTAATAATGCTCAAAGTAAAATTACTGAGCAACAACAATTACAAAATCAATTGTTAAAGGATAGAATTGGTGTTCAAACCATATTACAAGGTATAGAACAAAGAAAACAACAAGAAGAATTAGATTATTCTTATACAATTGGTGAAATGGATCAAAAAGAATATGAAAGACAAACAAAATCTTTACAAATTAATCAAGATTTAATAAATTCTCTTTCTAAACTAAATTCAGAACAAGAGGCCTTAGGTGATAAGGCAACCAAGACAGATACTATTAGAATAGAAAATGCTAAAAAATTAGCCGCTGCTAATTCTGAATTAGCACAACAAGATTTATTGTATAGCAAATTTAAGCAGGATGAATTAGATAAATCATCAGATGCTGCCTTAAGAGCATCACAAGAAGCCTTAAAGGATATGGTTACACCATTTAAAGCAACACAAGAATTGTTTACAACTATTTTTAATGGTATGAATCAAGCATTAATTAATTTTGTTAATACAGGTAAATTAAACTTTAAAAACTTAGCATTAGCAATTATTGATGATTTAGTGATGTTAGAATTGCGCATGGCAGAAGTTAAATTATTTGGATTTGGTACTGCAGGTGGCGGATTATTAGGTTCATTTTTTGCTTCATTATTTGGTGGTGCTGGTAGTTCAGGCATGGGTAGTGTAGCCCCAGTACCTGGCGGTGGATATGCGGCAGTAGGCGGTAGTGCTACTCCAGATATGCCAATGATTGTTGGTGAACAAGGTCCTGAATTATTTGTTCCACAAGGCGCCGGCAGTATTATGCCAAATTATGCATTATCAAGCATGATGGGTTCGCAAAATCAATCGGGTCCAATTAGTCATACTGTAATTAATAATAACATTTCAGCACTAGATAGTAAATCAGTAGCACAAATGTTTGTTGAAAACCGTAAACAATTGTTAGGTAGTGTTAACATGGCACAACGCGAATTAAGTTATGGAACTTATTAAGGAAATTTAAATGGCAGGTATACAAACAATTATAGATTATAGCAATAATTTACAAATTAACCGTCGTAAAGTTGTAGGTATTCAATATACAAGAAATGAAATACCAAGAGCAAGTTTGACACCAACTACTCAACCCTGGAAATTTGTATTGACATTGCCAACAATATTAAAATATAGTCTTAATCGAGATTTATTGGAAGCGGTTGATACATTAGATAGATATACTCCAGAAATTGTTACTTTTAATAATAATCCTAAAGTACAATGGATATTTCAATATCAAGGCACAATGAGTACTAGCATGATTAATGCTATTACAGTTTCAAGTTTTTCTGGTAACCAATTGGTATTAGGTAATTTACCAGTATTGTCAAGTAATAGACTATTATTTGCGGCTAACGATTTAATACAAATTGGTGATAATCCTTATCCATTTACAAGCACAACAGATGTAGTTAGAGGAACCGACACAACAGTTACAATTACAACAAATAGACCAAATATTCTTTCAACTGACGTAATAGGACAAAATATTACTGTTGGAGCAGGATGCCAATTTAATTTATTTTGTCCTAACATGCCAACATATAAATTAGTGCCAGGCGGTTGGATAATTGATTCTGTTTCTGGCAATGCGATAAATAATGCTTATCTAGAATGGAGTGATACATTCCAACTATATGAATGGGTAGGAACAGCATGAGTCAAAATATACCTGAAGTAGCAAATACAAGTTCAACACAAAATAGCGCAGAGTTTGTCAGATTATTAGTATTTGATACCTACGCGCCAGTTAACTTTGGCAATTTAGTAGCAAATACTAATTATGCTATACATTACGCTGGTTCTGCTAATTGGACAAGCGTAGGCAGTCCTAGTAATAATATTAATCAATTTTTTACGGCAACAGGTAGTGGTACTATTGGACCATCTGGTAATGCTTATGTGGCAACACAAATAACTTTTAGTAGTAGTTATAAATCAGAAACAATTAATAATGAAACATATACACCCTTAGGTGGATTATTAAGTATTGGTCCTTTACAAAATGACATAAGGGTAACAAGTAGCGATACAATTATCGCAGTTAGTGGTATAAGTGGAAATAATATAGCCACTGTATTAAACAATAATGTTAGAGGCAGTGTAATTGAATTATATCGTGGTTTTTACGATAGTAATTATAATTTAGCAAATGCTTATTTAAGATTTACAGGTATTGTAACCAGTTATGCTATTGAAGAGGATAGAAAAGATTTAGATGATGTTTTTACAGTCAGTTTAACTGCAAGTAGTACAAAGGTTATTTTAGAAAATCGTATTGCTGGTAGAAAAACTAACCAAGCAGCATGGCAATATTGGTTCCCAACAGATACAAGTATGAATGATGTTAATAGTTTAGCAGGTGTAACATTTGCCTTTGGTGGTGCACCTGGAAACGTTGCTATATTGCCTGGCGCAGGAAGTAGTACAGGAAGTAGTGGTGGTAGTGGCAGTTATCCAACAGTACGTACAGGTCCATATCCTGGAGGAACTCCTCCTCGTACTATTGGCCCACAAATAAGACAGGGCTCAGGAACCGGCTAATGAATATTAGAAAAGCAACAATTCACGATTTAAATTATTTTATACAAACCATACATAAAATACATGATAATGATTTTACACATTATGGTACTGACGTGGTTTTGGATGACAATCATTTAAACACTATGTTTAATATTTTATTACATGGCGGCGGTATATGTTTAATTGCTGAAAGTGATAGTTATTGTGGAATAGTAGCAGGTATTATTAACAAAAATATGTGGCAACCAAAAGTTTATATGTTACATCAAATTATACTTTATGTAGAAGATGATTGGCGCCATACAAAAGTAGGTTATAATTTAATTAATGAATTTAAAAAGATAGCAAATCAATTAAAACAAGAAAAAAGAATTTTAAATCATACAATAGTTGCGGCCGAACCATTATTTGAAATTGATTTTACACGATTTGGTTATCAATTAAGCGAAAAAACATGGAGTATGGAGATATAATATGGCAAGTATATTACCTGCAGTAGTTGTTGATTTTGGCACATGGTTGTTTAGTAGTAGTGCGGCTGCCGTTGTTACTCGTACGGTTATTGCTGTTGTAGTAAGTCGTTTAGTTGCTAACCGTTTAAGTCAAGGTGGCAGTGGAGGAACAGGTAGTGGTAGAATACAATTTGCTCCAGCAAGTGATAACAAAATTCCTGTAGTTTATGGTGATGCTTTTATAAGTGGTCCAATTACTGATGCTAAAATTAGTAGTGACCTTAAAACAATGTGGTTTGTAATCGCACTAAGTGAAGTAACCGATACAACACCAGGCAGTTATAATAGTTTTGGTGATATTTATTATGATGGCAAATATGTTACATTCACAACAGATAGTGAGGGAAATTATACAAAAGTTGCTAGTTTAACAACAAATACAAATCCAGCACAAGTAGATACAACTCAAGCAGGACAAATTTTTATATATCTGTATCCAAATGGTAGTGAAGACCTTACACATAGTAACACAACACAAACTGCTATACAAATTTTACAAGATAGTGGTATTCCAAGTGGTCAACAATGGACAAGTAATGATACAATGACATTGTGTAGTTTTGCTATTGTAAAAATTTATTACAATGTAAACGCAGGTACAACAGGATTAGGCGCATTAACTTTTCAATTAAAAAATACCATTACAAGTCCAGGTACAGCATTATTAGACTATATGGTAAACCCTAGATATGGTTGCGGTATACCCATACAACAAATTAATTTAACAAGTTTAACAAATTTAGACGCATTTAGCGCAGAACAAATTACCTATTTAAAAGCAGACCATACTGGAACAGCAACACAAAATCGTTATATTATTAATGGCCCGTTAGATACAAGTCAAACATGTATAACAAATTTACAATATATGTTAGATTGTTGTGATAGTTGGATACAATTTAGTGAAAAAACCGCTCAATGGAGTGTGGTAATTAACAAAAGTTATTTACATGATAGTTTTAGCGTAACAAGCATGGTTGTTGATAATAGTTATAGCATAAGCAGTTTAGGAAGTGAAAATTGGAATGTTATAGCAGGCACAACTGGAATAAGTTATACAATAGGTAGTATTTTTACTTGCGCAACTGTACCAGGTACTAGTAATGGTGGAAAAGTTGTTAATGCTCCCTATTTAATTACAGATAGTAACATTATTGGCGGTATAAACTTAAGTCCTATTAGTTTAAATGATAGTTATAACCAGGTTGAATCGGCACATCCTGATCACAATGTAAAAGATCAAACTGACTATGAAACATATGATTTAATAACACCTGGCACAGAATGGTATAATCCTAATTTATTAAATCCAAATGAGCCTGTGAATAAATTAAACCTTAATTTGCCATTAGTTAACAATGTTGTACAAGCAGGATATATTGGCGTCAGAAGATTATATCAAAGCCGCATTATTTTAACATGTACATTTAGAATGGATTATAGCGGCATACAAATTGAAGCAGGAGATGTTGTACGCATTAATTTTGAACCCTACGGTTGGACTAATAAATTATTCCGTGTACAAACAACTGCTGAGGAAAGAGATGGTAATGCTAACTTGTTTACCAATTTAACATTATTTGAATATAGTGAAGATGTTTATACAGATTGGGAAATTCAAGATATAATTTATTATTTCAATAATGGATTAACAAACCCAATGGTAGTTGATCCTCCCAGTGCGCCAACATCCAAAATTCAAGTAAATACACAACTAGCAAATACTGGTAATAATGTAGTTGTAAGTAATAGCGCAAGTACTCAAAGCACTATTCAAGTTAGCACAACTGTTCCAAATACAGGAACAATTACAAGTATAGCAATTAATGTTGGTAATACTCCAAATGTTCAAGAACATATACAAGTTGCTACAATAAGTCCAGCAAATGGTGTAAGTTTTACTAATAGTAGCAATGTTGTGGCAAATATACAAAATTTACCAGCAGGTAACTATTATTTTAGCGCAACAGCATATAATCCATTTGTTGGAAGAACAAGTAATAGCACAAGCAATGCTTTAGTTTATACTGGTACTGGAGTTACTAATTCAAATAGTATAGGAAA